GAATAACTGATTGGTGGCTCATAGATAATGTATACTATAAGTATGATATACCTAATAACACGCCTCCTAGTACGACAACAACTAGCACAACCTTACCGAAAGCAGAAGATGTCGTTGAAGATAATATTACAACATATTTGGCGTGGGATGAAAATGGTTGCGAACACCCTGACAACCCTCTTTCATACAAACAATATTTGGAAGCGATAGAAAGTGGAGATTGGTTCGGCTATCAGCCTGGTGATTGCACCGATATACCTGATGTTATTGTTGATATTGTCGAAGAAGAGGTAGATAGTGAAAATGAAATTATTGATGTGGTGGAAGATGAAGTGGTGGATGAAGAGCCTGAAGAAGCACTTACTGAAGAAGAAATAGCTGCTATAGAAGCAGAAATAAAAGCAGAAGAAGAACGCTTACTGCAAGAACAACTTGATGCAGAAAAAGAAGCTGAGATACTATTAGAACTAGAAGATACTTTAATTGTATCGGAGGATTTGTCTGAAGAAGAACTTGAAGAATTTGTAGATATAATTATAGAACTTGAAGAAACTCTTGAAGAAATAGAAATAGTAGAGGAAGTCATAGAGTTAGACATACCTGAAGATATAATTGTTATAGAGGTAGAAGAAGATGACATTGTTGATGTGGTGGAAATTGAAGAAGTGGTCGAGGAAGTTTTGGATGAGCCAATACAGGAAGATGTTGAGGAGAAACCTACAGAGGAACTTTCCGAAGAAGAAGTCGTTGAGGAAGTATTTGAAGTTGAGGAAATCGTTGAGGACATTGTTGTTGAAGAAGCCACCACAGAGGAAGTTGTAGAAGTTCTTGAAGAAGTCAATGATGTTGGTGTACAAAATTTAGAGAAAGCTACAGAAGAAGTACAGGAGATAGTACAAGCAGTAGTAGAGGAGGCTATAGAAAATGTTGAAGAGCTTACAGAGGAACAAGTTGAAGTTGTTGCTGAGGTATTACAAGTTGAAGCTGAAGATGTTGCTATCGTTGCAGAGGCGATTAAATCAGATGAAGTAGTTGCTGAAGCAGTAGAGGAATATGTAGAAAGAGCAGTAGATAATGCTGATGTAGAGGATTACACACTTGCTGATGTTGTTACAGAGGTACAGTATGAAGCATTCTTAGAAAATCCAATAGAAGTATTAGTGGATTTTGACAACATAACAGAAATAAATCTAACAAACATTGGTGATGACCTCACACAAGACCAAAAGGAAAAAGCACAAGAAGTTGTAGTGCCTGTTATTTTGACTAGAATAGCTACTATGGCATCTTTTATGTTTAGGAAAACATTATGATTAAAAAAATTTGGAATTGGTTTATAGAAATAATTAAAGAAACATTAAACCTTTCGTGGACATTAGTTGGGTTAGTGATTGCAACACTTACTTTGACAGGAAGCGCACAACAAATTACAGGTTTAGCCACAGTAATAACACTTGCTGTGTGGTTATTAACAATAGGTTTTAGAAAAGAAAAAAAAGATAAAGAAAAGAAAGAGAGAAGCAGATAATGGATTGTTGTGGTGGTGGATGCTGTGGCGGTAAATAAATACTGCACATCATACATTAATAATAAAGGAACTCGTATAAATATCTGTAATTGTAAGAATGGAGGAACAGGTGAAATTAACTGTAGTTAGAACACAATTTGGTAAAGATGCAACAAATGGAATGTTGTTTATAGATGGGGTATTTGAGTGTTTTACTTTAGAGGACCAATATCAAGAGGTCAAAGTCATGCACGAAACTTGCATTGATGATGGTGAATACAAAATAAAGTTTAAAAAATGGGGTGGCTTTCACGACAAATATAAGGTGCGTTATGGTGGAGACCACTATGGCATGTTGCATGTACAAAATGTGCCAAATTTTTCGGACATACTTATCCACACAGGCAATACAGATGAGCATACATCAGGTTGTTTGTTGCTAGGTGAAACACAACAAGACTTAGATATGGGTAAAGATGGTTTCATTGGTTCAAGTAAAAACGCATATTTAAAGGCATACAAAAAAATAGCTAAAGAATTATTAATAGGCACAGAAGTTATCATAGAATACACAACTATTAATAAGCTATTTGAAAAACCATTAGAAGTTTCTTCTTCACAAGATATTGGTGTAGCAAAAGAAGTTATGGAAAAACTAGAAGAAATTAATGGTGGTGTCATACAGACACAAGCTATGTTAAGAGGTAGAATAGTAAGATAATGTTAGATAAATTTAAAAGAGCAAGAAATAAAGAGGGGAAGTTTAAGAAAGACTTGTGGTGGACACCTTGGAATGAAGCATGGGAGTACAAAATGAGTGATGACCTTAAAGATATGTTAGAGCGTACCGCTTGGACATTTATCGAGGCGTTCATTGGCGCATTAACAGTTGCACCATTAGTTGGTGTAGAAGCTGAAACACTACAGTTAGCTGCATTAGCAGGTGGTGGTGCTGCTTTAGCTGTAATTAAAACATACGCTAAAAAACAAATTACTAAGTAAATACCTTATTTGTCACATATCTACTGTAAAATAGATGTTGACAACAGAGGAGGGTATTTATCACTAAAAAAAAAGGTATACCTGCAGAAAATAGTAACAATTATTTTAAAGCAGGTTGGAAACCTACAGTAGACTTTGACCACACGACAGGTGTAGGTGAAATAACACATGTAGGAACAGACCCAAACTACGAAAGCAAAACAGATGAGATACTTCGTAGTTGGGGATTTGACCCAAAACTATACGAGATTGATGGAATACTAAAGGTATCATCATGGAACGCACAACTTAAAGGCGGTATAGTTGAAACATTCTACGCTTTCAAAGGCAGTGTAAGAAGAAAGTCTGCAAATCGTGACAAATACTTTAACTCACTGTTTAAACATGCTGTTAAGAAGCCGCCATTACCTAAGCATAAATTGTTTGGTGGTGATACAGCATTCTTTTTCTTTATGTCTGATTGGCAATTAGGCAAAGATGACTTCGGTGTAGAGAATACAATCAAAAGATATGACATAGCATTGCAAGATGCACTTGCTTTGTTAAAGAACTACAGGAAGATAGGTTACCAAATAGATGAAATATACTTAGTAGGAATGGGTGACCTCACAGAAAACTGTACAAAATTTTTCTACGACAGCCAACCCTACAATGTTTCGTTAAATCTTATGGAACAATACAGCCTAGCTAGAGCAATGATGTTTAAAACTGTGGAAACATTCCTACCTCATGCAGACAAAATTGTTTTAACAGGTGTTCCAGGTAACCATGGTGAAATGACAAGAAGTGCAAAAGGTCAGGTATCAACAAGCAGGTTAGATAACTCAGACACCATGCACATAGAAATTATGAAAGAAATCTTTGATGCAAATCCTGATAGATTTAAAAAAGTTGAGGTAATAGTTCCTGATGATTATCATCTTACGCTTGTGGTCAAAGAAAAGCAGATGTCTTTCACACATGGACACATGTCAAGTGGAGGTGGAAACGCAGAAGCAAAAATAGAGAAGTGGTGGAAAGGACAGATGTATGGATTTCTTCCTAGTGCCAACTCAAACATACTTGTAACTGCACACTATCATCACTTTCGTGCAAAACAACAAGGCGATAGACAATGGTTTCAATGTCCAAGTTTAGATAAGAGTTTAGATTTTACAGCTAGGACAGGCTTGTGGTCACATCCTGGCGTATTAACACTACTTGTTAATGACAGGGGTGCATCATTCCCTGTCATTGTTTAAACAAGCTGTAGCCAATTCTTCTATAGGTAGTAATATTCCTTTAGAATTTGGAAATGATACTTTAACATCAGATGTAACAAATGTATATGTAGAATCAACTAAAAATGTATATGCAGCATCAAATTCATTGCCATCTTATGAAATAGAAGTTGGAGTTGCTAAAACAAATGCATCAGATGTACAAAATTTTAACAATATTTCAAATAAATTCTCTGAAATTTCTTTTGGTTTAGATGTACCTTTTATCACAGGTGATGAAGTAATATATGAATCAACTAATGATCCGATTCCAGGATTAGAATCAGGAGCAAA